TATTATATTCTAAACCTTTTAGAGTATCAATTGAAGTACCATTATCATTACCACGCACTGGCATATAATAATCTTCAATAAGGTTTTGCATATTATATTTCAAATTGTAATCGCCAGTAGCCGCATCAACAAATGGAGTCTTTTTACTTGCGTTTATAATTTTTTGCATGTAATTATCTACCTCATTTGGTGGAATATTACCTACATCAATTTTAAAGATTCTCTTTTCAGGAGCTCTCATAATACGATGGATTAACATCGCATCTTCCATAAGAGTTAATTGTTTCCAAACTCTTCTAGCTCCTTCTAACATTGATTTACCATATGGTAAGAAGTTTGCATCCGAATATAAACGGAAATGGGCTACTTCATAATTTTCGTATTCTTTTTTGTTTGAAGCTTGTGTACTTCCGTATGGATTGGTATATGGTGAATAAACAAATTTTACTCTTTGTGGATTTTCCATATCAAATCCTTCAACTCTACTAACTTCATATACTGACATTGGTACTATATTTATAATACCTAATTCTGGAGCAATTTCTAATTGTAAAAAGAAATCGCCATATTTTACTAAGTTTCTACCCCAAGGCCATAAGTTAAATTCTATGTTCATTATATCATAGAATAAGTTATGAAGAATACTTTTAATATTTTCATTTGAACAATTGATTCTTAATACATCACCATGTTCATTCTTTGGAGTTGATTCATCAGCAAAAATATTTAAAGCAGAAGATAAAATAGGGTCGTTATCCATTGAATCATAATCTCTGAATAAATCTGCTCTTACTTGTTGATAAGACATTGCAGATTCAAGCATTCCAGTACTATATGCGGGTGTTTTCATTTTCATAAAACGGTCAACAAGGTTAGTTGACATTGATTGATATTCATCTGTATCAATGACTCTAACACCTTTTTTTGTTTTACGAACAATGGTGTTTGTTGAAAATAATTTTTGTAACCTACCGAATATTGATTTATCTGCCATTTTTATTTTATATTAATTTATAAAGATAAGTAAAATTTTTGAAATTACCAAATTTTACCACTTTCTGCAAGACCAATATCTTGCTTTATGTCTTGGTCCTGGTTGGTCACAATTGTGTCTTGCTCTGAAACTTCTTCTTCTATCGGGATTATTCTTTTTAATTTTAACTCCCTTTTGACCAAAGTTTACTTTAACAACATTACCGGCAGGATTTTTAACATAAACTTTGAATTTCTTAACATCACCTGCCATTGGTTTACCCAATTGAACATTTCTACCCTGATATTCTGCTTCATAAACACAATTACAATTTGCTTCACTTAAATCTTTAGAATATGCTCTCATAAAAGAAATGAAATCTTCCATATCCTCATCTTCCACATCATATTCTTCAGGTTCAACTAAACCATAGTTTACATCATCATCTGAATCAATATCTTCACTTATAGGAACACAATTTGGAACTTGCTTTCCACCTTTATCCTTCATTCCTACTTGCTTATATCCATCCCAACAATCTTCACATAATGCGTTAGCTTCTCCCTCATTGCAAGTTTTCCAACCACCACCTTTTGATTTATAGTTCTTTGCAGCCCATCCATTTGCATATGCAGATGGATAAACATCAAATTTAGATTTTGCTGCGGATTTAGATGCCGACCACTTTGCCGGGTCAGTTGGACAATTCTTTTCTAAAAATAAATTTAGTTTTTCTTCTATATTCATATCTTCATTTTTTTTCTTTCCTGCACAATGTGCTTTTTGAGAGAAACCTTTTGGATTATTGCAATCTATACTACTTTTATATTTATCACTCCATTCTTCATTTTTTGGTTTAGTAGAAACATATATTGGCTTTTTACCTTGTCCACTACTATCTTTACCACCTCTTCCTGCATCATTTTGTGCATCTCTCTTTCTACGAGTTGCACTTTCTTTTTCTTTTTTACTCATCCCAGCTGCTTTTGCCGCAGGAACACATTTAGCATAACCTTTCTTTTCTCCCGAAGTTCCACATGGTGGATGTTTACCATCAACTTTTTTGCCGATGTTTACCCACTTTTCTTTAAACCATTTATCTAAATCTTCGTTCATCTATAAGAGTTTCAACATATAAATATAGATTATCCAAGCAACCACTTCAAATTTTCTACTTCCCCATTACCTATTTTCATTTCATATGGATTATCCTTTTGCCAATTGCTAGTATAAACCCCCTCTTCATATGATTTAACCGTAGATGAATTCAACATTGCTTTGGTTAAATCAATCCCTTCTTGCTTCAATCTAAGCGCTGTGTTACGAACCCATAGTCCAATTCCCAATGCCATAATCAAGTCATCATTGTAACTTTTCATAGCTTCAGCTCTACCAGAACTCCAAATAAAAGTAAACATTTCATCAATCAATCTGCTAGAACGAATGAGAATATCTTTTTCTCTCATATAGGTATCCAATGTAGATATGATAAGAGGACGGGTTTTTGATGTTGTAGAAAACCCAGCAACCATATTTCTTTCATCTCTGTAATACCTATTACTCATTTGTTTTTCAGTATCAATATATTGTAAATCCTTACTCATATAAAATAAATTAGGATATGCTCTATTAATTACTTGTTGAATTGCTGACCAACCTACATTGGCATTTTCTATAATAAGTAATGCATTATTATAATCAGTTGCTAAACTTACTAAGAAGTTTCCAAAATCCTTTGTATCCAATCTCCCTCTATATTCAGCTACTTGGGTACAATCTTCAATATCTAATACTTGGGCAGTAGAATAATCGGCTCCATCGCCTCGCGCCACATCGGCTACAACCATATATGACTTATTGTAATTTGGATATTCCCATTTCCAAAGATTCCCATCAAACCCAGCTTTTTCTATTGGCTCCATCACATATGTATCTTTATACCAAGTCAATAATGCCGGGTCGATTACAGTATCACCAGAACCAACAAAGTCACAATCACATTCCTGTGCTGCTCCTTTAATTCCTAAAATTCTTGTTTGTTCATCTCTCCATTGTTGATTTCTTTCAGGGTGTACAGTCCAATGTAAGTTAATACAATTAAAACCATTTGCACCACTTTCTCCATCTACCCACATTTTATGAAACCAATTACCAATACCATTTGGTGTAGATAATACGATTGCCGAACCACCTGTTGATAGGGTTGATTGTGCCGATAACCAAATTTCATCAATATCTCTAATGAATGCGGCCTCGTCTACTACCAATAGTGATAAGGCTTCAGAACGACCTGCATCTGGAGAACTTGCAATAGCTTTTACTTGAGAACCATTTTTTAATTTAAGGGAAAGTTTGTTATCTTCAACGGATGAGCTTCCACCATCTCTCAACCAAATTGGAAGTAAATCGTGCATAACCCTTACCTTTTCTACTAAGTTTTTTGCAACAGTTACTTTAGTTGCAATAACCAACGCATTATAGTCCTGATTAAATAACATCTTCCAAAGAATAAAGCCCGCCGATAGAGTTGATAAACCTAACTGGCGGGATTTTAAAATTATATTGAACCTATTATCTTTGAAATCATCTAAACAATTTTCCTGAAATTGATACAAATGAAATGGTATCTTACCTCTTGTTGGATGTTGGATGACACAATATTTTTTCATAAAGTATATCGGGTCGTTTGCAGACTTACGATATTCTTCAGCAATGATATCTTTTAGATTCTTTTTTGGCTGATTTTGAATCATATTGAATTATTTCTTCATTCTAATCTTCCAATATACTCCACCATTAATATAAGGAGTCAATCCACCATTTGTTCCATCTACTACTCTATTTGCAACACCAATTCCTAAATTGTATATTCTATCTTTTTTGGTATTTACTAAAATTCCCATTCCAACATGAGATACAACATCTGCTTTGTTAAATCCACCTTCAAATCCGTAGAATAATTTTGTTTTAGGTAATTCTTTTACAATCGTAGTTTCTTTAATAGTTCTTTGTTTAACACTTGCATTGAAAGTTCTACCTAATATTTTGTTTTGTGAGATAGTATCGATTACTGATA